TGGAGCGGGCGATTACGGTGACGCCGGGCAAGGCGTCCGTCAAAATCACACTTGAGGAGGAGTAGAACATGGCCATACTTGACGAAGAAATCATTATAGAGGAACTTCCCGAAGAGTCGTCTCCCGACCCGATACCGGCGGGGTGGTACGAGGCGACAACCGTGGCGGCGGAACTGAAGGATACGAAGGATGCTACCGGAAAATACATCAAGGTGCGTTATGACATCGCAGGACCGACGCATCAGGGGCGCTGTGTTTTCGGCAACCTTAATATCAGGAACGCGAGCCCGAAAGCCGAAGAGATCGGGAAGGCACAGTTGGGCTCGCTGTGCAAGTGCATCGGAATTACCGACAGGCTGCGCGATACCGACCAGCTCGTCGGTCACGCGGTGCAGATCAAGGTGGGCATCCGCAAGGACACGACTGGACAGTACGGCGATCAGAATGACGTGAAGGGTTTCAAGCCCATCGACGGAGACGCGCCAGTCATGATGGGGCCTTCCCCGCAGAGCAAGTTCGCCCCGGCGCAGAAGTTCGCCCCGGCTGCGAAAGCGGCTCCGGCGACGGCTCCGGCAAGCGCTCCGTGGAAGAAGTGACGATACGATGGCGGAAATTCCGGAGAGTATTCACACCGTAGCCGCCAAAATCGACGAGTGGCATGAAGAGCATCAGGAGGGACCGCGCCCGCACCTGGGCGCGTCCCTTCTGGGACATCCCTGCGACAGATGGTTATGGCTGTTGTTCCGGTGGGCGGTGTGGGAGCGTTTCGACGGCCGGATGCTTCGCCTCTTCCGGCGCGGGCAGGAAGAGGAGGAGAAGATCGTCTCATGGCTGACTCAGATCGGTTGCGAGATCCACAGCACCGGAGGGAAGCAGGCGCGGGTGGACTTCGGCGCGCATGTATCAGGGAGCATCGACGGAATCATCGAGAAGGGGGTTCCCGAGGCTCCGACGAAGCGCCATATCCTCGAATGCAAGACGCACTCGGCGAAGTCGTTCAAAGACCTCTGCGACAAAGGCGTACAGGAATCGAAGCCGCAACACTGGTGTCAGATGCAACTCTATATGCACGGCACTGGCATCGACCGCGCTCTTTACTTCGCCGTCTGCAAGGACGACGATTCCATCTACACGGAGCGCGTCCGCTACGACGAGGAGGCGGCGAAGGCTCTTGTGGAGCGGGGGCGAAGGCTGACGCTCTGCGAGAGGATGCCGGAACCGCTTTCGACAGACCCGACGTGGTATCAGTGCAAATTCTGCGCCGCGCATGATCTTTGTTTCGGCTCCAAGGTGACACGTGAAGTCAACTGCCGAACGTGCGCATTATCCACGCCGACGGAGGATAGCAAATGGCTCTGCGCCCGATACGACAACGAAGAAATACCTGTCGGCGCACAACGCGAAGGCTGCGACGGGCATGTTATTCACCCCGACCTCGTTCCGTGGAAGTGGATGGATTCGGACGACGCTTTCACCGCCGTCTACGAGATCGACGGGGAAGTTATCAGAAACGGGCTTCCCGACGACAATACGCACTCGTCGAAGGAGCTTTTGAGCTTGGAGGCGTGGAAAGATGGTGACTCTGAGGGATTACCAACAGCGGGCGATTGACGACCTGTACAGATGGTTTCAAAACGGGAATCCGGGCAATCCCTGCCTGGTACTTCCTACCGGTTCGGGGAAAAGCCATATCATCGCCGAATTCTGCAAGGACGCGATTCAGAACTGGCCGGACCAACGAATTCTGATCCTCACGCACGTAAAGGAACTGATCGAGCAGGACGTTGAAAAAATCCTGATGGCGTGGCCTACCGCGCCTCTCGGCATCTATTCCGCTTCCATAGGGAAGAAGAGGCTCGGAGAGCCGATCACCGTGGCGGGCATCCAATCCATCCGCAAGCACGCCGCGAAGGTCGGACATATTGATATTGTCATTGTCGATGAAGCGCACCTCATAAGCCACAAGGACGAAGGCGGGTATCGGACATTCCTGAAAGACCTCCAGACGATCAATCCCGCGCTTCGGGTGATCGGCCTGACGGCGACTCCGTACAGGCTTGGTCACGGGCTTATCACGGAGGGAGACGCGCTTTTCAACGACCTGATAGACCCTACTTCCATCGAGGAGCTAGTGAGCAAAGGATATCTTGCGCCGCTTCGCTCCAAGGGGACGGACCTGCGACTTTCGACAGAAGGGGTTCACAAGCGCGGCGGGGAGTTCATCGAAAGCGAACTTCAAAAAGCAGTCAATACGAGCAGCCAGAACGAGCGGATTGTCCGCGAGGTGATAGCACGCGGCGCGGACCGGAAGTCATGGCTTTTCTTTTGCGCCGGAGTTGACCACGCTCTGACCATACGGATGGTGCTTGAAGAGCACGGTATCAACGCGGCGTGTGTGCTCGGAGAGACGCCGAAGACTGAGCGCGAGAAGATCCTAGAGCGCTTCAAGGCGGGAGAGTTGCGGGCGGTAACTAATGCCAACGTCTTAACTGTTGGCTTCAACTACCCGGACATCGATTTGATTGCTATGTGCCGCCCTACGATGTCTCCGGGGCTGTACGTACAGATGGCCGGGCGCGGTATGAGGCCGAAGTCCCATTGCAAGGACTGTCTGGTGCTTGACTTCGCCGGGGTGGTTCAGACGCACGGACCTATCGTCAACGTCAACCCACCATCAAAAAAAGGGACCGGAACGGGAGAAGCGCCGGTCAAGCTCTGCGAGCAGTGTCAGGAGCTTGTACCGCTGGCGACGCGCATTTGCCCTGAATGCGGGTGGGTATTTCCGGTTCCCGCTCCGCCGAAGTTGAAGCTCCACGATGACGACATCATGGGACAGGACAACCGGATGGAGGTACGCGGGTGGGCGTGGCGGCGCTATACCTCAGCGAGCGGAAAGGAGATGGTGACGGTCACGTACTACGGGCGCGAACTCGGAAAGTCGGTAACTGAATACCTCTGTCTGCTTCACGGCGGGTATGCAGCTGAAAAAGCCGTGCGTACCTTGATGGGCATGGCGCGAAACAGCGGCGCGGTGATCGGCAACCCCTACGATCTGGACGAGGTGGTGGAAACGATGAACAAAGTCCCGGCCCCCGTTTCAATCTCCAAACTGAAGGACGGCAAATTCGACCGCGTGACGGCGAGGTTCTGGAATGACAGCAAAGCCTCCTGAGCATATTCCGACGGAGCACGAAGAGCAGCGGACGTTCGTGCAATGGTTCCGGCGCAAGTTCCCGGACGTGCGCATTATGGCGATCCCCAACGGCGGCGCACGCAGTCCGTCTGTCGCCTGCCGTCTCAAGGCCGAAGGCGTAGCGCGGGGGGTGCCTGACCTTTTTATCCCCGCATGGCGCGTGTGGATCGAGATGAAGCGGATCAACGGGGGGCGCGTGTCGCCGGAGCAGCAGTCATGGAAGAGTTATCTTGAGAAAGAGGGCTACACGGTGCTCATCTGCGCCGGGTTTGAGAACGCCCAAAGGGAGGTGGGGGCGTGGCTGATCTCACAAAAATAATCAACGGGCCGTGGATCGTCGAGCCTCCCGAGGCGACGCCGCCCGAAATCCAACTTTTGAAGGCGATGGACGAGGCCGGGCTGAATCCGCCCGACTCCATCCACATCGACGGGAGGATTCACCGGTTCAACCCGGACGGGAAGCCAGGAAACAAATCAGGCTGGTACGTGATTTACCCGGACGGGATAACCGCCGGGGCGTTCGGCGACTGGAAGACGGGACTTACACAGCATTGGTGCGCACAGGTGGGGCGCGAACTCACACTGTACGAGCGGATAGCGAGAGACAGACGATACGAAGAGGCGAAGGCCGGGCGCGACGCCGAACGCGCCCGCACCGCCGAAATAGTCTCCGAGACGGTGGCCGACATCTGGAACAACTGCGCTCCGGCGAGCGCGGAACACCCGTACTTGAAACGAAAAGGAGTTCAACCGCACATCGCCCGCGTCTCCGGTGACGGGCGGCTCGTTCTGCCGCTTTACGACGAGAAGGGTGCTCTTTGCACTCTCCAATACATCTCCGGCGATGGGTCGAAAAAATACCACACCGGCGGACCGACGAAAGGCAAATACGCGGTGCTCGGGTATCCCGGAGACAAGCTGTACATCGCGGAGGGCTTCGCAACGGCTGCCAGTATTTACGAGGCGACGAAGTGCGCGGTCGCCATAGCGTACACCGCAGGGAATCTCTCGAACGTGGCCGGGCTTTTGCGCGAGCGATACGGCAACGAGAAGAACATCGTCATCGTGGCGGATAACGACGAGAGCGGGACCGGGCAGCGCGAAGCGGCGCAGGCCGGAGAACGCTGGAACATGCCGGTGATAATTCCGCCGATACCCGGCGACGCGAACGACTACGCGCAAGCCGGGCACGACCTTCTCCAGCTCCTTCAACCCGATTTGGACGACTGGCTGGTGCAGGCCGACACGTTCTGCGAGATCCCAGCGCCCATCAAATGGCTGGTCAAACGATGGATTCAAGAGGACGCTTTAATTATGGTTCACGGGCCAAGCGGGAGCGGAAAAACATTTGTCGTGCTCGACTGGTGCCTCAGAATCGCCGCCGGGCTACCAAGCTGGAACGGAAACAGGGTGAAGGAAGGGGGCGTCGTCTACCTCGCTGGAGAAGGTCACTGGGGACTGAAAGCGAGGGTTGCCGCGTGGAAACATCACCATGGCATCAAGAACCTCACTATGTGGCTTTCGCGGGACGGGTGTGATTTGAACACCGGACCGGGATACCGGAAGGTTGTGGATCACATCAGGGCGCTTCCGCACCCTCCACGCCTGATCGTGGTGGATACCTTGCATCGATTCCTCTGCGGTGACGAAAACAAGGCCCAGGACGCGAAGACGATGCTCGACGCGTGCGCCGCCCTTATGCGTGAATTCGGGTGCAGCGTGCTGTTGGTACACCATACGGGTGTATCCGAAGAGGCGCAGACGCGGGCGAGAGGATCGTCGGCATGGCGCGG